GGGCGATTAAGGCGGAAAGGTTTCCGCCCAGCTCACTGCCGCCGGCTATCCTGGACGTTGGCGCCGGTGACCGCGCGGGCGACTTCGCGGCCATCGATCTGGACGCTGAGCTGGATCTTCTCGATTTCGGCGGCGAGCTGCTTGATCAGCGCGGTCTGCTGTTCTTTGCTACCAACTTTCTCATAGCTGTCAAATAGCCAGCCATCACCGCGGCGGTAGCCCTTGTTCGCCTGCGCCAGGTCAGTCTGCAACAGATGAAGCTTGCGCTCCAACTCGGTTAACGCGGTGCCACCCTCGCGGCTATCGCCACCCAACATCAGCGGTAGCGTGACAGCTAACAGGCCGCCACTACCAACGCCGGCGGCAGTGAGCGCGGCCGGTGCGGCCTTTACAGCCGTCTTGGCCTTCGTGACCGTGCCTTTCGTGTTCTTGATGAGATCTTCCGGCTTGACCTTGCCACTTAGGATGCCCACCAAACCTGCCGCCCCCGCTATGGCCGCCAACGCGGTCAGCGCATGCGCGGCGGAATTGGCCGACGCCGTGAGGTTGGGATAGGTTCGCGCGAACTCGGTGAGGCCCTCAGTGGCCTTGCCGAGCAGCCCGCCGTACACGTCGAATGATTTGGATTCCGCGAACTGTTTTTCGGCGTCGAGTTGCGAATTCTTGAACGACTGGGTGCCACTGATCAGGTCGTAGTTACCGGCGATGGCGCCCTTGGAGTTGGCCAGGCTGGCCTCGACCTCGGCCATATAACCCCGGTTATTCATCAGGCCGATCAAGGCCATCATGCCCTGGCGGTCCTGGATGATCTTACCGATGGCGCTGCCCTGGAGGATGTCGGCCTGGGCGGCGTAGGTTTCGGCGTTGCCGCCGCCCTTCGCGGCCTTGGCGCGCAGGCTCTGGAAGTTGGCATCCTTGGCGGTGATGGAATCGACCAGGCCGACGAAGGCGGTCAGGCTATCCACGCCCTTGCCGCGCGCGGCGGACAGGGTGCCGGACAGGTCGATGCCGAGCTTCTTGGCATCGATGGCGGTGTCTCGGCTGTTGAGCTTGGCCAGCAGGTTGACCAGGTTGTTACCAGCCTCATCCTTGGTGCCGGCGGTGATGGCCGCGGCCTGATTGGCGGCGAGCAGCTTGGCTAGGCCAGGCTGCCCATTGAGCCCGGACATGCGCGCGGCGGCCATCTGTTGCGGCAGCCAGCGGGCCATGTCTTTCAACTCGAATCCGCCTTTCTGTCCTGCGACCAGGGCCATATCGAGCACGCCGTCCACATCGCCAGCCTTGAGGCCGAACGACTGCATGGAGCGGATGGCGATATTGGCGAGCTGGGTGGGGTCGGCGTTGCTGGCCGTGCCGGCGCGCATCAGCGCGGGTAGCATGGCCTTGGCATCCTTGGTGCTGACAGCGCCGCTGGCGATGAGGGAATCTAGTGTATCGGCCGCCGCATCTCTGCTGCCGCCGCCATAGCGCACGGCCGCCTGGATGCTGGCGTCCAGGCCCTTCATGCCCGACCTACGCGCGGCGACACTCTCGCCCGCGTAGGCGGTATTCGCGAGGTTGGCCAGGCGCAGGTCGTAATCCATCGCCCGGCCAACCGGCTTGCCCAGAATGAACTTGCCGGCCTCGTAGCCGGCGACCGCCTGGCCCCACAGCTTGACGCCCTCCGCCCCGGCGCTGGCGGCCTTGTTGACCATCGCCATGGCCCGCTCCATGCGGGTGGCCTGTTTTTCGACCTGGGTGGCGACTTCCTCGGTTTTCTTCGCCGTCATGCCCAGCGCGGAATTCAGCGATTTGAATCCCTCGCCAGCCTTGGCGGTGGCCTTGTCGTAGGCAGTGCCGAGCTGGCCGACGGTATCCTTGAGCCGCGCCGTGTCGCGCTCGACCTGCTGCACGGCCTGTTTCATCGGGCCGGAGAGCTGATCCTTGAACAGCAGGCGAAGGGAGAGTTCCATTATTTCTTCCGGCGGCGGGTGTTGACGTAGCGGGCCTGGACAGTGCCATCCGCCGCACTCGGCGCGGCGCGGTGGCCGGCGAGTTCAGCGAGGGTGTCCAGGGTGGCGAGCAGGGCGGCCTCGGACATGGAGGGGTCGGCGGTGATGCCGTTCTGAGCCAGGATCGCCAGCGCCATGCGGTAGGGTTTTAGTCCCCGCTCGCGGGATTCATCTTTTTTTTGATGCGGTCCGCCGCGTCGGAAAACGCCTGGTAATCGGGCTCGGTGAGGTTTTTGAGCTGGTCGGGGGTGACCGGCTCGAATCCCTCCGGGTAGACCATCTGGCAATGCCAGCGCGCCAGGTCGATATCCATCACACTGGGCTCGTCGCCCGCCAGCTCGGCGATTTTCGGCATGTCGCCGACTACCACGGGACGCAGGGTGACGCGCTTGAGCGTGCAACCAGGGTCAATCTCCAGGCCGACAGGCAGCTCGAACTTCTCTTGCAGATCCGCGTACATGGCTTATTCCTCGTAACGGTTGAGCGCGACCATACCGAGATCGCGCATGGCTTCGCGGTCGACCTGGTACTTGTCGCCGACGCTGACGGTGAAACAATCCACGTAGCTGATGCGCTTGCCACCAGGCGCGGCGGGGTAGATGGTGATCTTCGCGCCTTCGACGGCGCTCCAGTCCAGGTCGCCATCGGCGGGGATGGGCACAGTGACGCGCAGGCTGTATTCCTGGATGCCCTGGGCGAAGCCGGCCACCTTGCCGGTGCGGTTCATGGTCTTCACCGGCTTGCGGCCGGTGTTGTGCGAGGTGTCGCAGCTCTCCACCTCGATTTCGCGGCCATCGATCTCCATGATGATGGCGCCCAGATATTCTTTCAGTGCCATGGTCGGCTCCTAGTTGGGGGGGGTTACAGCAGCAGATCGATGCGGCCGGCGAAGACGTGCAGGCCGTTGACCACGTCGCAGGGGATGCGGGCGTCGAGGCGGTTGGGGTCTTGCAGATCCCGCTCGACCAGGAGGCCGTCCTTGTTGGCGTCGACCATTTCGACGATCTCCAGCCCTTCCAATTTTTTCAGCACGTCGAGCAGCTCGCCGCGCACCTTGGGCGGCGTGCGGGCGCTGAGCTTGTCGCGCGGGAAGCGCAGCGCGATACGCTCGCGGCAGGCCTTGCGGACGTAATCGAGAGTCCGAATTGTGGTCAGATCGAGCAGACTGATGTCCGGCACGCTCTGCGGGTCGAGGGTGTAGGTGGTGACCGCGCGGACGATCTGGACCTTGTCGCCAGGGCCGACCTCGGAGGGTGTGACGCCGTTGTACAGCGCGTTCTCCTGCTCGGTGCGGCTCAAGCGGTTGGCCAGGGGCGGCGCGGTGATGCCAGTCAGCGCCAGCGTGTTGAGCGGGCGCGCGGGGTCTTCCTCGCTATCCACCACAGCACCGTAGGCGGCGGCCACCTCGCACGGCAGATTCACGGCGCCAGGCACCAGGATGCCGCTGATGCGCCCGGAGTTGACACCGCCGGCCAGGGTGGTGGCGGTGCCGAGGCTGCCAGTATGGCCATAGATGCCGATAGCGCCACGCTGCTCCAGCGCGCCGGAGACGTTGTCCAGGTGGGTGCGCAGCGCCGCCAGATTGGTGGCGTCGTTCCAGGCTGTGATGATGATGTTGTGGCCACTGGCGAAGGCGACGGCCAGTCCTGTGGCGGCGGTGGGGTCGGTGGCGCCACTAGCCATGGTGCCGGGGGTCACCGTCAGGCCGGTCGCGGTGCAGACCGTGGACAGCTTGACGGCATTTCCCTGGGTGCCCTTGTTCTTCGCGGTCAGCGTCACGGTGCTGGTAACCACGGCAGCGGTCACCGGCAGATCCGGCTGCTTGTCGCATTGCGCCTTCAGCGCGGCGGCGATGTTGGCGGCGGTGTCGCCGCTGGCGATGGCGATCATCACCTGCTGCCCGGCGATGTTGAGGGTCAGCGTGCCGGCGCTGGTGGCGGTGCCGCTATGGGTGACGGTGGCGGACGCGGCGACACTGGCGCCGGCATCATCCATCGCCAGCACAGTCAATGCAAGATAGGGATTGGCGGTTAGCGCGGCGCGCACCATCAAGTGCGCCTGGGAGCCGCGACCGAAATAGGTGGCGGCCTCAGCGTCGCTGAACACATCCACCACCGTGTTGGCGGCGACGGTACCGGCGGCCAGACGCTGGGCGAGGATCAGCGTCTTTTGCAGGTTGCCTGGTAGGGTGCGGACGGCCAACGAAGTGTTGAACTCGAAATACTTGCCCGGCTTGCGGATGCTGGCCGGGATGCTGGCGAATGCGATATTGGGACTGGCCATGGCGGGGCTCCTGGTGCGTTAAACGGGTAGGGTCTTGCGGCTGGATTTGACGGGCACGGGCTCAGCCTCGACCAGGTCGCCATCCGCCAGACGGCGCAGGTTGTAGGCGCTGTCGGGTAGGTCGACAGCCTTGGCGTCGGTGATGTACTCGTGCGGATTATGTTCCATCGGCACCTTGATGCCGGGGGCGGACTTGACGCGCATGGCGGCTCCTATTGGGCGAGCGTGATCTCGTCTACGGCATCAGCAATGCCATCGTCGGGTGTGAGGTGGTAATGCAGCCCCAGCGCGGTCCACAGGGCATCCGGGTGGAGCGGGTCGAGTGGTTGCTCGGGCAGGGTCATGACCCATGCTGTGTGCCACTCCTGCGCGAACACCGCCACGCCGGCGTTGGCCAGGCGGGTGTTGTAGAGGGTAGTGACGCGGCCGGGAATCAGCGGCTCGATCTCCAGGCCGAAGTCCTGGCGCAGCAGCAACGCGGCGACGTCATGCAGGATGCGATAGGCGCCCACCTCGGCGATCTGGCCGGCAATCTCCAGGGTGTGGCGGGTGAACCGCTCGCCGCGCGGGTTGCGGGCGCCGTGCATCACGGCGAAGGTCGCGTCGACGCGGAATTTCTGCTTGCTCACGCCCACGGGCTTGGGCCGCGTGGCGCCAGCAAACGCCACCCACACGGCCGGCATGCGGCGGATGACCTGGTCGAGCTGCTCGTCAAGCTGGCCGGCGTAGCTACCCATCTCCAATATCTTGTACGGCAGCGCCGGAACGGCGGCCGCCAGATGATCCAGGATGGCGTCCTCGACGGCTTCGATCATAGGTAATCCGCCAACCCATCGCGCAACGGGCGATCGCCGCCAGTCACGCGGATGGCCGCCGTTTGCGGCGTCTCCGCACCAGCCGTGTCGGGGCCGATGGCGATCTCGCCATCGCGGATTGCCTCCAGCAACTTGATAGCGTCGCGGTAGCGGTCGCGCGTCGGGTCGGTTTCCGTGACTCCGGCGCCAGAGAGGTGGTACCGCACGATGGTGCCAGCCAGGGTGGTGATCAGCTTGGGCACCTGCGCCAGCGGCACCGGGTAGCGCTTGCCGATATAGCTATCGATCAGACTGTCAGCAGCGGCCAACGCCTCATCAAGAACATCCTGATCCACCACACCATCCAGGTCGCGGTCGCACAGCGCCACGACTTCGCGGGCGCCGAACTGATGATTAAGAGTGGTGAGAGAGGCGTAAGGCATGCCGCCATGATTCCCGCGCGCGGGAATGGCGGCCAGCCTGATGGGGTTCCACGCCGGCGGGCTACAGTCCTAGAGCGGCGTACTGCTCGCTAGCCCACGCATCAGCCGCCAGATTGGCCGCTAGATAATCAGCCACTACAACCTGCTGGGCAGCGGTGCGTGTGATTAAGCCGTCGCCCGATGCGCCGATCAACCGATCCAGTTTGCGCTGATCTTCCAAGCCGTATCCGGAGTCCACAATGCGCTGGTGACCGCGATCTTTGATTAATCGACAGTGCGGCGACACTGCTTTGATTGCCGCGCGCAGGGCTGCATCTAGCACCACCAGCGCGACAGTAGCGGCGATCTGGGCGGGCTGTGTGGGCAGAGTAACGCCTGGCGGAACGGAGACGTAGGCGACACCGTCGATGCGCGCAATTTCCTGGCACGGTGGATCAGTCTCCGGCAGCGTCATCTGGTATGTGGTGCCGTCGGCGATAAGTGGGGTGTAGCTATAGAGCGGCATGGTGTGCCTCCAGTTGTGCGGCTAGGTAACGATGTGAGTGGGTGCGCCTGGCGTGCGCCAGAATCGAGGTGAGGCGGTCGGCGCGATCGGCGCGCAGGGCGCGGCGAAAATTTCCCAGGCAGCGGCGGCGCACGAAGCGGGCGCCAGCCCAGGTGCGATAGCCGACGAAGTTGATGCCGCGCTTGGTCTTGGCGATACGCGACTTCGATAGCTCCAGGCCGAGCGTCTGATCTAGCCACTGGACGATGGCCGTGCGATGCGCGAGCGCCTGATCGTGCGTCAACCCGAACAGCACGTAACGGCAATACCAGCGCACCCCAAGGGTGCGCTTGATGTAGTGATCCAGCGGGTTCAGGTATACCAGGGCATACAACTGGCTAAGCAGGTTTCCGATCGGAATACCGCGCGGCTCGCCGTGATCGGCGAACAGCATCATCAGGTTGAGCATGGCGGCGTCCTTGATGTGGCGCGCCAGCTGGCGGCGCAACACATCGCGGTCGATGCTGTAGAAAAACCGCCGGATATCCAGTTGCAGCACATAACTATCCGGATCTGTCTGTTGCAGCGCGTGCTGAGCATAATCGGCCGCCGCGTGTGTGCCGCGCCCAGTACGGCAGGCGTAGGACTGGTCGATAAATGTCCTGTCCAGGACGGGGCGCAATACGCGGTAAATGGCGTGCTGCACCACACAATCACGAAAAGCGGGCGCGTAAATTGTTCGCCGCTTCGGCTCGTGAACCTCGAAGACGTAGTACGGCAGTGGCCGATAACGCCCGCTTTCCAGCGCTTCGCGCAGTTCGGCCAGGTTAGCGCCCAGGCGACGCGTGAATTCATGGCATGCACGGGTGGCGTGCTTGTTACGCGCGGCATCCTGATACGCCAGAAACAACGCCTCTTCCGTGCAAATCTGGTGATAGAGATTTCCGGCGCGTTTCATGCAATGGCCCCGGCGTGACGTTCGGAGAACCTACCAGAAACGCCGGAGTACTCCGATTTCGCCGTGGGTTTCCCCACGCACTGGAATGCGCATCCCTTGGCACCACCATCGCCCTGCGGCGCGTTTGGCGTGGCCGAGTCCGCCCGGAAGCCCGAGTTGTTGTTCGTGTTGCCCCGGTTGTTGTTCAGAATCAACGCCCAGACGCCGGCATTCGAGCCGTTGTTCCAGTTCCCGCCAGCGCGTGGACACATATCAATGCGCATCCCGTCTTACCTCTTTCTCTCGGTCCGCCGCCACCCAACCACCGATCAGGCGGCCGAGTTCATCCACGTGGCGAGAAAGTGCCATGTAGCGTTTGGCGGCTAGTGATTTCACGTCATC